TGACGTTGACATCTTTCTTGGCTTGTTGAACGACGGCGACACTTTTGTGATTCAGGACGCTGCGTTGTCCGACAACTTTCAACGGTGGGAAGTGTCCGGCACGCCAACTAATCAGGTGACGTATTGGGTGTTTCCTGTGACGCTGGTTGCTAGTGGCGGCACCGGAACAACCGGGTTCGCCAACAACCACGAGGTGATTCTGGTATTGGCGTTGACCGGTGAACAGGGTCCGCAAGGACCTATAGGTCCAACCGGCCCTCAGGGAGCGGCAGGCCCACAGGGGGCTACGGGTCCGCAAGGCGCGACCGGCCCGCAAGGCGCGACTGGTGCTGTCGGGCCGCAAGGGGCTACCGGGCCGCAAGGGCCGCAAGGAAGTGTTGGCCCACAAGGAGCCGCTGGTCCTCAGGGGGCAACGGGCGCTCAGGGGGCAACGGGTCCTCAGGGTGCAACCGGTCCGCAGGGTGCAACAGGCCCGCAAGGGGCGGCTGGTGCGACTGGTCCTCAAGGTGCAATCGGACCTCAGGGGCCTCAGGGCAGCGTTGGTCCGCAGGGGCCTCAGGGGGCGACGGGTCCGCAAGGCGCTATCGGGCCGCAGGGCGCTACAGGCGCTCAGGGTCCGACCGGTCCTCAGGGCGCTACCGGTCCTCAGGGTGCCGCTGGCCCTCAGGGGGCAACGGGTCCACAGGGTCCACAGGGGGCACAAGGGCCACAAGGCGCTGTCGGGGCTACTGGACCTACCGGCCCGCAAGGGGCGCAAGGCCCGCAGGGACCTCAGGGGGCCATCGGTCCTCAGGGACCTCAGGGCGACACAGGGGACACGGGTCCGGCTGGTCCGCAGGGTTCGGTCGGTCCTCAGGGCGCTGTCGGCGCTACAGGCGATACGGGGCCTCAGGGTGCCGTTGGCCCACAAGGCGCTACGGGCGCTCAGGGTGCTGTCGGGCCGCAAGGCGATACGGGACCGCAGGGTCCGCAGGGTGCGGTTGGTCCTCAGGGCGCTCACGGTGCGACGGGTGACACGGGTGCCGCTGGTCCTCAGGGTCCGCAAGGAGCGCAAGGCCCGCAGGGTGCGGTGGGTGCGACCGGCGCTGTCGGTGAAACCGGTGCGACCGGCCCGCAGGGCGCCACGGGTGCGAACGGCGCTACAGGGGCTGTAGGGCCTACGGGGGCGACCGGGCCGCAAGGCGCGACTGGCGCAAATGGGGCTACCGGCCCTCAGGGTGCTACTGGTGCTTTCATCTCAACTTGGGAAGGCGAGTGGGATTCAGGGACGGCTTACAGCATTGGTGACATTGTTGTTTATACCGACACCATTACTGGTATTGGTTTGACAGTCGGGTCCTACATTGCGACGGCAGGTTCTACTAACGAGGCTCCTGTTGTTGGAGGCACGGTCAATACCGCTTACTGGGATTACATTGCCGCTGGCGTTCAAGGCCCGACAGGTGACACAGGACCGCAAGGCGACACAGGGCCGCAAGGGGCCACCGGGCCGCAAGGGCCTACCGGTGCGACTGGTGCTGCTGGCGATTGGGCGACGGCTCAGACGCTCAATGCTCGGACCGCTGCGTACACGTTGCTTACTGCCGATGCCGGGAAGTTGGTGACGGTGGACTCGTCAAGCAACCTTGACGTGACCGTGAATGCTTCTTTGGACCTCAGCAACGGGCAACGCATTGACATTCTCAGGCTTGGGCTTGGTGAAGTAACTGTTGTTGCGAGCGGTGCAACCGTCAACAGCACGCCGGGTTTAAAGTTGCGTGCCCGATACTCGGCTGCAACCCTGCTGTGCGTGGCGGCTGACACCTACGTTTTGCTTGGCGACTTGAAGGCTTGATATGCCGTCCACGTTGGGTGTTGTGGCTTCTAGCGTCGGCCCGCAGGTGACGGTGACCGGGGCAAGCACGGACGTTATCACGACGATCTCGGGTGCCAACTATCGGGTTGTGACTTGGCTTGGGTCTGGCTCGTTGGTTGTTGCCGCGGGCGAGATCCTGCCGGTGGATTACCTCGTGGTTGCTGGCGGGGCAGGTGGTGGCGCTCAGGTCGGGTTGACCAATCCGCCCGGTGGCGGTGGCGCAGGTGGTGTGTTGTCCGGTAGCACCAACTTGGCTGTCAACACCTACAACGTTGTTGTTGGGCAAGGTGGAGCCGGTAAGACGTATGCGGGCGCTCAGGTGCGGGGCGACAACGGCAACAATTCGTCTTTTGGTGCAAGTATCAACGCTACTGGTGGCGGTGCTGGCGGTGTGCCGGGTTTGGATGCTGGCGTGGCTGGCGGCTCAGGCGGTGGGGCGTGCCGCACGGGAGCAGTTGGCACAGGCACAGCGGGTCAAGGCAACAACGGTGGTGCAGGTATCGATGTCGCACCTCGGGCGGGTGGCGGCGGTGGCGGTGCCGGTGCGGTTGGTGCAGCAGCGGCGTCAAGCGCAGGCGGCAATGGCGGTGCTGGGGTACAGAGTTCGATCACAGGAACAGCAACCTTTTATGGCGGTGGAGCAGGCGGCGGTTCGAACGGCGGCACCGCTGGTACAGGTGGCAGCGGCGGCGGTGCTGCTGGCATTACGGCATTAGGTAACGGTAACAGTGGCACCGATGGTCTTGGGGGTGGGGCGAGTGGCAGCGCTGGGAACTTCAAGGGTGGCGACGGCGGTGATGGTGTAGTGATCGTAAGGTGGCGAGTGTGATGGATCGATCGTATGCGGCAGAGTTGAATGAACACAACGAAGTTATTCGCATTATCGTGGGTTCTGCGGAATGGGCATCAGATAATTTGGGGGGCATCTGGACAGATTCCGACGAAAAGGTTGGAGCGGGTTGGATTTTGTTTTCTGACGGGCTTAGGCCCCCCCAGCCCTTCAATTCTTGGAATTGGGTCAACGGCGAATGGGTTCCTCCCTTGCCCATGCCCGAGACGGGGCAATGGCTTTGGGACGAAAACCGTCTATCTTGGTCAGAAATTGTTTAATCGTCGTACACACGTTGAAACAACTTCCGTTTTTCTAAACACAAATACTCTATAATGAGGAATTATGCCTCCTTCCTTTAAAAACAGGAAATTTGCTGCGCGCTCACTCGCGACACGCGCCATTACCGCCTCTGCTCAAAGGGTCCTTCATCCCAACGGAGGGTTGGCGTATCGACCTGAAGACCACAAAGTTGTTGAATGGCAGCAACAGGCATGGAACTTTTACGACCTCATCGGAGAACTTCGTTACGGTGCCCGTTACTACGGAAACAGTCTTTCACAGTTGCGTCTTGAAATCGGTTGGAAGGTAAATTCTGGAACTGCTCCACAGCCCATCGATTTGGACAATCCGCCAGAAGGTTTCAATAGGCAGCAATATGATATCGCTGTAGAAACACTTGATCGTCTTCATTCCTATGACGGATCGGTTGCAGAGATCCTGCGACAATTCGGTGTGAATCTATTTGTGGCGGGCGAAGGATACTTGGTGGGTCGAATTGACCGCGACACTGGTATGGAGCGATGGGATTTTTATTCGACCGAACAACTTATTTGGTTGAATGGTGGATGGTACCTCAAAGAAAATCTTCTTTGGCGCACAGATCAACTCATCAAACTTTCTGACGAAGATTATGTAATTCGGATCTGGCAATCACATCCACGCTATTCAGACGAACCCGATTCTCCTCTTCGTTCCATCCTTGGGCTGTGCGAAGAACTTCTTCTTTTGTCAGCAAACGTGAGAGCGACGGCGTTGTCTCGCATTCCCGCTGGCATTCTTCTTATGCCCGACACGATGCTTGACGCTGGACCTGATTACGAACCAGAAAACCTGAACGACGATTCGAAGAGGGAACAGCAAACACAATCGGCCCTTGAAGACATTTACCAACATTTCATTACGCCAATTGAGGATCCAAACTCTGCTGCTTCGGTCGCCCCGTTCATTTTGACTGGAGACCCAGAAGACATCGAACGGGTTCGTGTCCTTGAATTTGCGCGCGACATGGATGAAATTGCTGCGCAGCAAAGGCAAGAGATCATTACTCGTATCGCCCACGGAGTCGATCTTCCCAGCGAAATCCTTAACGGGATGGGTTCCGTCAACCATTGGACTGCTTGGCAGATTGAAGAATCTTCTTACAAGTCACATATTCGCCCTGCCGCTGTTCTTTTCTGCGGGGCGATCACTTCTTCTTTGATTTGGCCTGCGATCCAAGTTGGTACTGGCGGCGAAGTCGATCAGCGTCTCGTTGTCACTTTCGATCCCATTGATCTCATTTCTCATATCGATAGGCGTTTGAACGCTAAGGATGGTCACGCCTCTCTTGTTATTTCTGATGCGACCTACCGCAAGGCTCTTGGGTTCTCAGAAGAAGACGCTCCCGGGGAATTGGAATACAAGCGTCGGATGGCGTTGCAGCAGGCCGCTCTGTCTCTTACCCCTGTTGCTGCTGGCGAATTGGATTCTGTTACTGAGGCTTTGGACGAATCGGTTGCCCGTGTTCGTCCCGGTGTCCCAACACCTGAATCGATTACGTCAGATCCCGATCCTCGTGGACGCACTCCTGACGTAGAACGTGATGTGGAAACGGGTGAGGTTGCAGATGTCGCTCCCTCCGTTCCTGAAATCACTGCGTCGGCCTCTCCTGATAGTACTTCTGGCTTGGGGCGGCGTTTGGTGGATATCGATCAGCGCTTGATGGATCGTCTGGAAATTCTTGCTACTTCTGCGATGCGACGCGTTATGGAAAAGGCTGGGGCGAAGATTCGTTCTAAGGCTTCTAAAGATTCGTCTTTGACTGCTGCCATTAATGACACGAAGAACATTGATGTTGCTTCTGCTTTGGGTGAAAGCATTGTTGCTTCGCTGTTTGCAGATAACTCTTTGATCACCGAAGAGCAGTTTGATGATTTTGCTGAGCAATACGATCTTTTGACTTCTAGGGCACAGAAACAGGTGCGTCAGATCGCAAAGGAATACGGTCTTGACCCGTACAACCTGACGGCTTTGGAATTGCAGCAAGAGGTCGAAAGGAACGCAGGCAAAATTGTTTTGGTGGGTCTTCTGGTGGCTGCTGCGTCAAAGTTGCTTTACAAGCCGAAGGCCTCTTCCGAGCAGATCAACGGATCTTCACTGGGCGAATTTGACGACATTTCTCTCGTTCCTGCGAGAGTTATTCGCGCAGGTCTTTCTGCTGCTGGAGGAAACATGGGTATTTCTGTTTCCAGTGGCGCTATCGTCGATTTGCAGGACAATCCTCTTGGGTTGTTGGCAACGGGAGAAACTTCACTGACGTATCTGGGCGAAGCGGGTGTAAATGTCGCAGGTTACCGTTGGGTTTATGGTGAGGATGATCGTAAGGAATTCGAACCGCACTTAAATCTTGATGGCTACGAGTTTTCTTCGTGGGAAGATCCTCAGTTGACGAATGTTTCAGATTTCCCTGATTCTTCGTTCTATTTCCCCGGCGACCATAACGGGTGTCGGTGCCTTATCGAATACTTGTTTGCATAGGGTAATTGTTGTGATACACTGAATCTGCTGGTGGGAGTTTCGCTCCTTTCGCCCACCAGCGCCTCCTATAGTGAAACCCCCCAGAGGCTCCCGCTACCTCTGGGGGGTTTCTTTTTGTGTTGCAAAGCGTGTGAGGGTTGATAGACTGTTGTGAAAGGAGGAAGAATGCCTAAGAAACTTGAAAAGCCTAAACATCTGGTTTATCTAGATTCCGTAGAAGTAGAAGGAGAAATATTCTGTGTTGGAGAAAGTGTTTGGTTGGAAGGTTACACAAAGTCTCCTTCATCCAATAATCTCTTGGCGCAAATCGTTCACAACACTCGCAGTGACGAGATCTACGTCAATGTTTTCAGGGAACATAGGGGACGGGCGGGATGGCATTCCTTTGCCCCCCAAAGACTGATTAAGCGCAAGACCAAAGCAAAGAGAAAGGTTTAAGTTGTGACTGAAATCGAAAAAGTCAATCAAGCGGTAGATATTCAGGAATCTGATGTTGTACTAGCGATTCGTGTCGCCATCGCAGGAATGATGGATCAGATTGATCAACTTGCCGAGGCAGGCGATTGGGAATCTTTGGTTCGTGGATTGGCTCCACTCCGAGACGTTATTGGTGATTTGCGCATCATCCAAACAAAAGCAACGAACGCAATCATCGACACAATGCCAGAGCGAATGGTGACGGTGGAGGGTGTGGGCACCGTGGAACGCCTGAAGAAAACGACTCGCAAGAATTGGGACTCTGAAGAGTTGTTGCGTTTCGTTGTTCGACATGCTCTTGTGGACGAAGAAACTGGTGAGATTCCTTCTTCGCCCATGGAGGCTGTAGATAAAGTTATCCGAGAGGTTCGTGCCGTTGTTCCATTTACGGGATCTACTGGCTGGCGTGTTGGCGAGTTAAAGAAACGTGGAATCGATCCTGATGAATGGTGCGAACAGAACACAGATGGTTATTCGTTGAAAGTAACTGGAATGGGAGGGCTTTGAATGTCTGTTGTTGAGTTTGGCCGTTTTCCCGGTCCTACCCCTAAAAGTAATTCGTGTCTTTATACAAAGATCACTGAAGAATTGCGTCTCCATCCAAAGAAGTGGGGAAAGGTCGCAGAGGTTGACGGCGAGAAAGATTTGGCTAGGTGGGCTGCCGCTATGCGTTCACGCGGAATGCGTTTTGCGCAGAGAAAGATTGGCGAGAACTCATGGGCTTTGTGGTGTATGTATGACCCCGAGATTCAGCCATGAACGGAAAACAGAAATTCGATCCATCTTTGATGGATTATCAGAATGTTGTTGATCGTTTGAAGGCAAAAAAAGGAACGTGGTTTAGGGTTTATGAAGGTGACGTTGTTGGCGGAAAAACAGTGAAGCGTCAATTGAAGAAGCGCGGTTGTGTTGTTCACACGGAACGCATCGACGATGACGCGATTCTTAAGGCCATGTGGCCTGATTGGTGAAATGGGCTTCGTACTTTTTCCTGACATTTTTTTGACTGACTGGGACGTTCCTTGGCTGGTGTTTTATGAGGAATGTGTCGCTTTGGCCAAAGAAGATGAGATGGAGTGGAAGCAGATTTATCGTGGTTTCAGTCAGAAGCGTGCTGAAGGAATAGCAGCACAGATGAAAAGAAGGGGTTGCTTGTCAGCGACCCACAAGTATAGTGATGGCACTTACGGCACTTATGCCGCTTACTGGAGGTTAGAAGATGAAGATTCATGAAGCACTTGCTCACGTTATGGAAGATGTGCGGGCTGTTGCAAAGAGCGAACGTAATTCGCATCAGAACTACAATTTTCGAGGCATTGACGCTGTTGTGAATGCAGTGGGTCCCGCTTTTAGGCGTCACCAGATTGTTGTGATGCCAAAGGTCCTACACGTCGAAGCCGAGAATGTGTCAGTTGGTCGGAACAACACGCAGATGCGTTCGGTGACTATTACTGTCGAATACACTTTTGTTGGGCCTGAGGGCGATTCATTGGTGGCCACTAGCGTTGGCGAGTCGATGGATAGCGGCGACAAGGCTGTGCCAAAGGCCATGAGTGTTGCATTGCGCACCTGCCTTCTTCAGGCACTCTTGCTGCCAACTGATGAACCGGACCCAGACGAGTTTTCGTATGATCGTTCCGCGACGCAGGCAGTAAAGTTTGATGCTGCGGATCGTGGTACTTGGCCAGATGAGATCAATGTCGCTCAGGCCAAGAAGATCTTCCTTGTGGCTTGTGGCGGGGACAAGAGCGCTGCTGTTACTGCTTGGGAGCAGGCAGAAGTTGGTGAGGGGCCTTTTGCCCCTGACGAGATGGACGCCATCGTTAAGGTAGCATCGGAGTTTTTCATTACTGGTGAAGGGAGGCCGTTCTGATGGAACGGGATTTTTTGGAGGACATCCGCGCTGTTATTGGCGTGGGTTTGGGAACGTCGAAACTTGATCGTGAACTGATTCGCGATGCTTTCGTTCTTGGGGCTGGAGCGGCTTCTGGTATCGCTACTCGTTTCTTGGATTTGGGTGACGAACAAGCGGAAGAACTTGCTGCTTATTCTTTGGAACTTGTGACGCAAATCGTAGAGCCGTATGAAGATGTTTGATTATGAGTGTTCAAGCGATTTCTTGGGTTCTTGAACATTCCAAATCCTCAAATACTGCTCGCTGCGTTCTGATCTCTATTGCCAATCACATGGGCGGCGATGGTTCGGGTTGGGTGTATGTGGACAGGATTTGTCGTGAGGCAAACTGTTCTTTGAATTCGTATCATCGTGCAGTGCAGTGGGCTGTAGAGAACGGCGAACTGGAACGGGTGTCCCATTCTGGTGGCAGTGAACGTGTGCATGTCCGACATCGCCCGAACATGTTTCGGTTTCCGTTTCTTGAAGAGCGACCTACTCAGATTGGGGGGGAGGGAGGTACTCAGTTTGGGGACCACCCTCCTACCCAAAATGGGGAGGTCAATATAGGAGCCGTCAGTAGAGCCGTCAGTAGAGCCTCTAATGACGGGGATGTTCGTAAAGTTTTTGTTGCTTGGTGCGAGGCAACTGGTAGAAACGAAAGTCGGGTGAAGTTAACTAAGGAGCGTTTGGGGAAGATCAAGGCCCGTTTGCAGGAGGGCTACACAGTGGAAGATCTCATTGATGCTGTGAAGGGTGTCACTTTGTCCAGTTTTCATATGGGCGATAACGATCAGAAGCAGCGTTACGACGATCTGACTACTGTTCTTCGAACTGGTTCTCAGGTGGAGAAGTTCAGCAGTTTGTGGAGGAACCCTCCGACTTCAGGGCCTTCTTCTCCTAAGGCTTTTGATGTGATCAGATCTGTCATAGGTGAACAGGAGCAGCAGTATGAACTCTCGTGAGGTTGGTGAGATTCTGGGTTACCTGTCGGCCGCTTGGCCTAAGTACGAATTGTTTCCGGAGACGGTCAAGGTTTGGATCGACCAGTTTTCTGAGACGGATTTTGAGGTTGCTCAGAAGGCGGCGAGGAAGGTTGTCGCTGAAGACAACTGGTTTCCATCTGTTTCTAGATTTATCGGAATTTGTAAAACTGAGTCTAGAATGTCCGAAAGGCCGCTAGGCTGCGATCACTGCGATAACGGTTTCGTTATCTCGGAAAGCGGAGTTGCGAGTTTCTGCGGATTTTGTAGGCAAGCGCCTAGGAGTATCCACAGGCCGCGGGTTCGTGAACTGCATTCCCCTCAGGGCAACTGGGAGGAATGTTTAGAACAAACCAGAAAGAAACTTAAGGAGACGAAATGATGCAGATGACACAGGAAGTCCTGATTGAGCAGTTGGCTGACAGCGTTGCTGCGACGATGTTGGTCCTAAAGCGAATTCAGCGTGATGGTGACGATTCCATTTCTGTCGGCAATGCCATTGAGGTCGCTGAGAACGCTCTGGAGCAATACTTCGTTTGGGAAGGCAAGCAGATCGGTGTTATTGACTGATCATGCCTCGCATTAACAATCTCTCACCGCTATCCGTTTACCCGGGTTCCAAACGCAAAGTAGTTGATCTGATTTGGGAACGATTCGGAACTGTTAATCGTTATGTCGAATCTTTCCTAGGCTCAGGTGCAGTTTGGCTAGGACGGCCCGGAGAAAATCTGAACGGATACGGTGAGATTGTTAATGATCGATCAGGTTTGATTGTTAATGTTTGGCGTTCAATGGTTCAAGATCCAGAGCAGTTAGCAACGATTGTTGATTGGCCGGGAACAACCAATGATTTGGAAGCAAGGCAAAAGGCTTGTTTTAACGCCGCCGAAGGTTTGTCGCAAAAGTTGGAAGAAGACCCAACTTATTGCGATGTTCAACTTGCCGCATGGACTGTTTACGGTTTGAGTTGGGCTACGCACGCAAGATCTTTTATGAACGATGGCCATTGTCGTGTTGGACGACCTTCTGCTACACCTGCTGGGGCGCACGCGGTTAGCAGGCCACCTATGCACGAATGGTTTGCAGAAATTAAAGAGCGCACCAAAAAGGCCGTCATTCTTTGCGACGACTGGAAAAAGTCTGTGACGCCAGCGTTGTTACACAGCGGCAAGAACGACATTTGCGCTGTTTTCCTTGATCCTCCTTATGGGGAAGATCGACGCACGAACCTTTATCAGGTTGATTCAAAAACTGTTTACATGGAAGTTCTTGAATGGGCCATCGCAAACGCTGAGAACAACCGCATCAGGATTTGTGTGGCAGGTTATGACGGCGAACATAACGTTTTAGAGGAAATGGGTTGGGAAGTTCTTGCTTGGTCTTCTGCCCAAGGCGGAGAAAGTCGCCACAAGGAACGTTTGTGGTTTTCCCCTTCTTGCATTAATGCCTCGGCAGGAGGCTTGTTTGATGGGTGAAGAGGAACAACTTCCTTATCAGGGGCCTCAAAAAGGTGCCTGTGAGGGCAACACTGCAAAATGTAGTCGTGACGACTGTCCCCTATTTGGCACTTTGCTAAAACCCAATAAAGACGGCAAGCGCCGCATTCGTGGATGTGGAGATGCTGTTGCTAGGGGAAAGCGCGCTAGGACTAAAGGCAAACGGGCGCAGCGTAAGGTCGCCAACAAGTTGGGCATTCCTTCCGGAATCGACGGGGGGAACGAAGAGACTTGGCGTTCTTCTTTGAGGATCGAAGTTAAGGAAGGCAAGCAGGTTCAGGCTGCTGTTACTGCCTTTCGTAGGACAAGAGATCAATCAGAATTGGCGCGCCCTATAGGCGACAACAGACCTTTCATGGGTGTTGTCGTTCATGAAGGTCTTGAAGTGTGCTTGATTGCTTTGGATGATTTGCATACGGTCGCTGCACACGTTTTGTTGCAAGATTGATTCTGGGGGAATGTGGGGAGATGCATGAATGGATGGAAAGGGCGGCGTGCAAAAATTCAGATCCCGACGATTGGTTCCCTTTGGAATATTCCATGCGTCACGAAAACAACATGACGCGAATTTGTATTGAGCAATGCGAAGTTCAGGAACAATGCCTTGAATACGCATTGGTGTCCAAAGAAACGCTCGGGATTTGGGGTGGCTTCAGTCCTGCTGAACTTAAAGGCATCAGGACAAAACGGTACAGCAGATGTTGTAAATGTGGTCAGAGATGGCCGAAGGCACGCTTGACGTATGAAACAACGTGTAGACCTTGCAAGATCAAAGAAATGGACGAAAGGGACGCGAGGAAAAGAAAATGATAATCATTCTCATTTTTGCCATGCTGTTTGTATCGGTTGCGGCGTTTTTGCTGGGTCAAAGTTTTTTCGCTGAATACATTGAGGCAGTCGAATGGAACCGCGAATCACTTAATTCCATGTTGATTTCAAGTCTGCTTTTTGCTGTTTCTGGGCTTTCGTTCTTGGGTGCAGTTCTATACTCAATTAGTTTTATGCTGTAGAATCTTAGTATGAGCGCAGGAAAACTCAACGATAAAGTCCATGAGGCGATTGTTGAATCGGTTCGCCACGGGTCCTACATAACTGTTGCCGCCCAAAGCGCAGGCATCAACGTGACCACATTTCGCAATTGGCTGGAACGTGGAGAAATGGAGGAGGCGCGAATCGCCGAAGGGTTTGACGCCGATCCTAACGAAGCCAAATATCTTGCTTTTAAACGAGACGTGGATTCAGCAAGGTCGCAGGCAGAGATTGAATCTGTCAAGGCAGTGAGAATGGCTTCTCGAAACGGTACTTGGCAGGCAGCGGCGTGGTATCTTGAACGCAGTTTCCCCCAGCGTTGGGGCAGGAACCGCATCGAAGAGATCATCGAAGAAAAGGAAGAAGCCGATCCAGATCTTGCGTTGACAAAACTTCTCGCAAAACTGGAATCGCTAGACAACAGCAATGAGCATTAGTCCTGCACAAAAAATTGCACTTCTTTCTCCAGAAGAGAAACTCCAACTTCTAAATGAATTGTCTGACGAAGAACGTCAGGCCCTAGAAGATTACTGGCCCTTTTGGGCGCGTGAAGAGCAATTGCCTCCAGAAGGCTCTTGGTCTGTTTGGCTTTTCATGGCAGGTCGTGGTGCTGGCAAAACTCGTTCTGGTGCTGAATGGGTCAAACATCGATGCTCAACTTTGGACGTTCCGGGTGGAGTTCCTCGTGGTGCTTTGGTTGCACCAACACTTGAAAACGTCAGATTGGTTATGGTGGAAGGCGAGTCAGGTCTTCTGCGCGTTTTGCCGCCGTCCATGCTGGTGAACGGTTCGGTAGAAGATTCTTGGAACCGTGTTGCTTGCGAATTGACGTTGGCGAACGGTGCAAAGATGAAGGGATTCAGCGCTGAGAAGGCGGCTAGGTTGCGCGGCCCGCAGCACCACTTTGTTTGGTTGGACGAACCAGCAGAGTTCCGTGACGCTCATCTTGGCCTTAAAGAAGACACTACTTTTGCTATGGCTTTGATTGGTTGTCGTTTGCCTCCAGATCCTCGTTTGATGGCTACGGGTACACCAAAGAACGTTCGTTTAATTCATGATCTTTTGGGTGACTCTGGGACTGTGGTTACTAGAGGAACCACTTACGACAATCTGATTAACCTTGGTTCTGAATATCGTCAACGAATCCTTGAACGCTACGAGGGGACGAGGCTGGGTCGTCAGGAATTGATGGCTGAACTTTTGACAGACGCAGGAGCGGTTTTTACGCGTTCTTGGTTTCCTCAAACGACTGTTCCCCTTCAGGGTCCTAGCGTGAAAAGGATTCGTGCTTGGGACTTGGCTGCGACAGAACCATCGGACGGCAATCCTGATCCTGACTGGACGGTTGGCGCTATGGTCGCTTGGGATCCTCTGAAAATGGTTGAGGGTTCAGAAGTGCCGGGTGTGTTGCAAATCCAAGACATTGCCCGTTGGAGATTGGGTCCGGGTGCAACACAGGACAAAGTTTTGCGCCATACAAAAGTTGATGCCTTGCCGCGTGTCCTCATTGAAAAAGAACCGGGTTCTGCTGGCAAGTCGTTGATTTCCGCTTATGGAAGAGCGATGTCAGGTCTGGCCAGAGTTGAAGGCATCGCCCCTAGCGGAGATAAGCAGACGAGGGCGGAGGTCTGGTCGCTTTTGGCCGAGCAGGGGCGTGTCACCGTTTTGGAAGGTGACTGGATTCCAGATTTTTACAACGAGTTGGAAGAATTCCCTATGGGTGCGCACGATGACCAAATCGACGCTGTTTCTTTGGCGGCGGCTTGGTTGACAGGTAGACGTGCTGCTCGGAGACGCCAAAAGGTTCCTGCTTCGAAACTTCAATTAGGAAAAACTCGCATCTCCAGTAAACCAATTGCTAGATTGCGCTAGAATCTAACCATGACTACAATTAACGGTTGTACAGTTACTTCTGAAGACGGTTCTGTTATTTTCAAGCGTCAAAGGGTTGCTGTCGAAGATGGTGGAAGATTCACGTCTGTTGATCGCAGGACAGGGCGTGTCCGTTTGGATGCGTCGAATGCTTCCTTGGAAAAGACTGGAAAGAATCGTTGGGTTCTTTCTTCCCCTGAAGGGAATTTTGTGATTACGAAATCAGGGTGTGGGTGTGGCCGCTAAAGCCAAAGTTGCTGTTGTAGGCAACCCCAATTGGAAATGGAACGCTGAATCTGATTGGATCGACGCTTTTCGCAATGAGGGGCACCAAGCAAAAATTGTTGATGAGGTTCTTTCTCCAAAAGACATTCTCGCTTCTGTAAAGGATTGCGACGTTGTTTTGTGGATCTCATCTAGGGGCAATCACACCAAAGAATTTGTCAGGGACATTTCTTCCAAGAGGCGCACGGTTGCTTGGCACGCCGATTTGTTTTGGGGTTTGAGCCGTCCCAATTGGCAGGATTCCTGTATGTGGGCCTGCGATTTGGTTTTTACCGCCGATGGGGGTCACGAAAAAGAATGGGAAGAAATGGGCGTGAACCATTTCTGGATGCTTCCCGCCGTGAGAGAAGTCTGGACGAAATCCAACGGCATCCTTAAACAGAAATTTGATTGCGATGTTGCTTTTGTTGGCAACGATGGTCGTTCCTATCACAAGGAATGGCCTTATCGTTCAGAATTGATTTCTGCTTTGAGGGACATGTGTCTGAAAAACGGTTGGAGTTTCAGAAACCCGGGTGGTTCTTCTCCTAGGGTGGAACGCAACCGCCAAATGAATGATTTTTATAGATCTGCCCGCGTCACTGTTGGGGATAGCCTTTGTCTAGATTATGACAAATCTCTATATTGGTCGGATCGTGTCTACGAAGCGTGTGGTAGGCGAGGTTTTCTGATCATGCCCCACATTGACGCCCTAGAGGCCCAAAGCGAAAATAGAGTCCCTTCCTACCAGTGGGGGGACTGGAACGGCTTAGAGAGCAAAATAGGGGCCTTTCTGGGCAATCCTGACGAACGTTCTACGATTAGCGGGAACTGCCGTGCTTGGGTGGCGGAAAACCATACCTATAATCATCGTGTGCGTTCTTTGTTGGCGATGCTGCCTTAACAACGTGAAATAGGAATTTGGGGAAACAAATGCGGCTAGGAATGCTCGTCAGGGACGACAACGGCGGATTGGGAAATCTTACCTATGACGCTTTTTCTAATTTGAGGCCAGACGTTACTGTCATAGTTCAGTCACGACCCTGTAGGGGAGAACCAAGACCCCACCTGTTCGAAGAAGCATGGACAGAAACAATCTGTGTCGAAAACCCAATTACTGACGCCCAGTGGGAGACAATCGCCCCTAAAGCAGACATTTGGTGGACAGCAGAAACTTGGTACAACGACAACGCAGAATCAATTATTAAAAAGGCTGGAGGGAAAACCGTTCTTTATGCGATGCCAGAACTGTTTTCGGGTTCGTCAGCAGATCAAATTTGGAACCCAACCCAATATCTTCAAAACAGGCTTCCCCTTAATTCCAAAGTCGTTCCTTGGCCAACATCACCGCCAGAAAATTGGTTCCCTAAAACCAAAGTATCCAAAATCCTCCATATCTCAGGCGGCGCACAATACGACCGAAACGGGACAGAGATCTTTCTTGATTCTTTGCAATACGTTGAAGGTGAATGCGAAATTATTCTTCATCAACCCGATGGAAAGAATCTCACCACGAATCTTCATCGCAGGAAATTCGCAAAAGGAATCAAGATCAACCACAGCACGGACTACGAAAAGTCTCTCAACTCTTACATGAGATGGGCAGACGCGCTTGTCCTACCTCGTCGTTACGCCGGTCTTTGTCTCCCAGCATTTGAAGCGTTCGGCTATGGATGCCTTGTGGCAATGCCTGAAGTTGATCCGCAGGCGTTTTGGCCCATCATTGGTTTTCAGGCGATAAAGGAACGTCCTCGCTTGATGAAGGGTGGGAAAATCCCCATGTGGAACATGGAACCCTTTGTTCTCGCCAAACAAATAAATGTCATGCTTGAATGGGACGTTCCAACAGTCGTAAGGCTCTCAGAGGAAGGGCGAACTTGGGCTGAAAAGAACTCTTGGGAAAACCTTCTTGAAACATGGAAGACGGCTTTCCAGAATGTTTAGATACCGGGATAAAACGCTTCGACATTTTTGGCATCCGTACAACTGGACCCACACAAACGAGAGGCAAGTAGAACTTCCCGTTGTTTTTGATTGGTTGAGCAGGCGTTCGGGTTCAGGGCTTGAAGTAGGAAACGTAACGCCCAACTACATTTCAACAAACCATCATGTAATCGACATTGTTGAAAAGCATGATCACGTTGATAACACAAATCTATTCGATATTGAAGGAACTTACGATTGGATTCTGGCAATCTCAACAATTGAACATGTTGGATGGGACAACGAAATAGGTAAGCGAAATCCGTTTGAAGCCATTTGTCATCTGCTTTCACTACTCGCTCCAAATGGGTCCATGATGGTTACCGTCCCCGTTGGCTACAACTGGACGTTGGATCAAGACCTAACAGAGGGGACTGGTGCAGATAGATGGGGTTGCGTTTATCGCAGTCAAGGAGAATGGGAATACAAAGAAGGCTTCAAATGGGAGCCGTACACAATTGGGGCTTGCTCCGTGTGGTTTGGTGAATGGGGACCAGAATGAAAGTCAATTTGGGTTGCGGGAAAGACATTAAAAAGAACTGGGTTAACTGCGATCAGCATCCCCTAGAGGGCGTAAACGTCGTAATGAACCTTGACGAGTTCCCATGGCCGTTCGAAGACTCGTCCGTTGACGAAATCTTTGCTTCCCACGTATTCGAACATGTTGGCAAACCAATTGAGTTCGTTTTGGAGTGTTGGAGAATCCTGAAAAAGGGGGGTAAGGCAACCATTGTTTGTCCTCACTGGACTTCAGAAAACGCCTTTACCGATCCGACACACGTTAGATTCGTGACAGATCGCACCTTTGATTACTGGTGTGAAGGAGAAATGTTGAACGGGCCTTTGGGGGCACAGTTCCTAGGCGACACATTTAAATTCAGAAAACAAAATGTTCGTCGCAACGGAGGCGACATCATCTTTTTCCTCAGGAAAATTTGAAATGAAGATTCACGCTCTTGCTTCCTTCAAACACTACATCGACCATATAGCCCCAATCTGGCGTTCGCTTGATCCTGACCTCACGGGAAATTTCGTAGTTAACAATTTGGCGATGAGCAGGTACGCGGAATCCCTAGGGATCTACGCCCAACCCATGAAGCAGGCAGGTCGCCTCAACTTTGCCCTCAGGACACAAGACCCAATTTTGGTTGCTGGTTATACCGACCTTCAAAAGGTCCACAAGCGCCCCATCGTTTTTATCGAACACGGGGCGGGACAAACATACATTAGGAATGATGGCAGCATCCACGGCGGATACTCGGGTGGAGTCAACAGGGACAAGATTGGCTTCTACGTTTGCCCCAACGAAACGGTCTTGCAACGCAACTTGAAGGCTTATCCTGATGCACAAGGCATCGCTGTTGGAAGTCCCCGCTTAGATGATCTGTCTTTCGAACGAAAACTGGCAGCGCCTAGAAACGAACTAAACATAGGCATTGCTTTCCACTGGGATTGCAACATCGCTCCAGAGGCAGGCTCAGCGTTCTCCGACTTCTATTACAAGATTCCAGAATTTGTGAAATACGCCCAGACATGCGGAATGAACATTGTGGGGCACGGCCATCCTCGTGCATGGTCCTATCTTTACGGTTGGTGGAAGGACCAAAAAGTCAGAACTGAATCTGACTGGTTGAAGGTGAGTTCAGAAATCGATTTGCTTATCATCGACAACAGTTCCATTCTTTTTGAAGCGGCGGCATTGGACATTCCGGTTGTTTTGATGGAATCAAGCAAGTGGCGTAAGAACGTTCATCACGGACTGAGATTCTGGGATTACGCAGATATAGGGCCGTCAGTCACCAAAGACGACGATCTTGGCGAAGCGATATCTGAAGCGTTCCACAAAAAATACGCAAAACGCAGAAAAGAAGCCTCGTCTGCCGTGTATGCATGTCCGCCAATGCTGGATAGAATGTACCAATACTCATCCACTCAGGATAGGTTGTCCTCGCGCAGAGCCGCTGCCGAGATCATTCATTGGTGTCAGAAAGGAAAACGTTAGTGGGAAACTGCGGGCAGATGAAGGGATACAACTCAGGTTGCCGTTGCGAAGAATGCACAGAAGCAAACCGTGTATACATGAGGGCCTACAGGGAACGTCAAAGAAAAGACTTTGACAAGGCTGTTATCAACTTTGAGAGTATCGACGAAGGAGATACTTCTTGGGTTAAGTTTGCGGCTTGCCAAAAAGAGGATACAGAAACCTTTTTCCCTCAACGGGGAGATTGGAAAATGGTCCAAAAAGCATTAGACATTTGTAAAACCTGCACAGTTGTCGATGATTGTTTGGCTTATGCTCTTCGAACAGATCAGACGGTAGGTGTGTGGGGAGGAAAATCAGGAAGGGAACGTAGGGCCATGTCAGTTCTTATGAGGGAAACAGCATGAACTTGAACGATGATAGATCCTTGATGAGGGCTGCCTATTTGCAGGCTGCGACATCCCCAGACGTATCCACTCAAAATGGTGCTGTTCTAGTCGCTTGGGACGGAAGTGTTGTTTTTGGATGCAACAGTCTCCCCATGGGCGTTAGCCCAACGGAAGCACGATTGCAGGGAAGCGCCAAATACGACTGGACTGTTCACGCAGAACACGCCGTTCTTCTTCACGCGGCATCGCAAGGGGTTTCCACATTTGGGGCAACCGTATACGCCCCTTGGTTTGCCTGTGTTCGATGCGCTGTTTCCATGATCCATTCTGGAGTAACACGCGTTGTGGGACACGCCTCTTACCATCATGCAGCAGCATCACTCAATTCAAAATGGAACGATTCCATCGAAATGGGAATTGACGCGCTGCAAGAAGCGGGAGTGGTGACCGAGTGGCTAGAAGGTCCCATCGAATACGCCCCACCTGTTCTTGTGGCAGGACGACTCTTTGATCCATGTCTGTAGGAGAAATGAATCAAAACGGCGAAGAAATGCGCAGGCTTTCATCCTTAATCGATGACGCCCTTGAAGAATTGAAACGGTTTGCTGTAGATCTGGCAGAATCAGAAAACCGTTATCGGCACAGCAGAAGCAAAGCATGGGGAATGGTTTCCAAAACCACCGATGACGGTGTGAAAAGGCTTGCAGCAGAAATAGAAGCCGAGGTTGACGAACTGACAGCAGATCTCAGATTCGCACGAGATCGTGCAGATTACCTTAGGCAAGTTGCTCTAGAGGCTGTTCGATCACGCAGGCAGCAATTGTCGGCTTGGCAGTCGTGGGTCGCCGCCGAACGCGCAGAAGCAGAGTTTGTGAGAACGTCCCCATGAACACTTTTATCATCGACGCGCTAGCCGTTTACAGGCTTACCAGACTGGCGACAAGAGACACCATCACAGAGCAAATCAGAGAAGTAATCGCCAGCGAATTAGACACGGCGCAAACATCTGGTTTAATAAGCAAAAACACCAGAGAAAAAATTGATTACCTTATGTCCTGCGATTGGTGCATGTCCATTTGGATCGCAGCAGTAGTAGTGGCATTAAAAAAATACGTGCCTGACGTGTGGAATAACCTAAGGTACGTTTTGGCAACGTCAGCAGTAACAGGTTTGATTGCGAGCAACGAATAATGCCCGGACCAAGACCAACAGCACCACTAGGAACAGTAAGTAGTTACAAGAGGGCCATCAGAAACGGCCTTCAACCAACCCCAGCCTGCAAAGCGGCATGGGCCGCATATCACAGAGATCTTTACCGCCGCCGCAAAATGCGTGCAACGCTACTCACGCAAGCCAATTCGGTCAGTTCCGAGAGCAGTCGTCAGGCGAGCGATTGAATTTTCAAGATGCCGAACATTGTTCGACTCTTCCAACATATGATTTCTAAGATCCGTGGACAACGAATTCAAATCGTTTTGAATTTCGGTTAACGCTTTTTCAAGGTCGGAAACACGATCAAAAAGTTTCAAAAGAGCGCGAATGCCACCCACCACCATGGAGAACATCGCGGCATAAGTCGCCACGACAAGCGGATGAGACCAAATATCTTCCATGACTATTACCCGGTCTTAACCCACTGCGTATTGCGAATCTTCTGAGCGCCGAACTCTGCGTTAGGGAAATCGCCCCTAAACGGAACACCGGCCGCTTGATACGCCTTAACATCTTCCTGATTCTTCAAACCTGTGCGCCAAGGCCCTGTCCAAAACAGCCAAATAGACCCGTCCTTGGGGTCACGCCACATTTCTACAGGCTTCATCTCATCGTCCTCGGGACTAGGTGGATTTACATTTTCCAGAATACCGCGGATCAACATGTTCTCTAGTTGACCTCGCTGAGGATGCTTTGTCCAAGCATCGCTGCGGTTATACGGCTGGGCATCGCCGTGAGTTGTCATGCCAGCAGCAAATAGTGTTTGTTGTGGTGGAATGAATCTTGCTGCGGCCACTGGGTCGAAACCGTTTCGTTTCCAAAACGCATAGATTTCGTTTGCGGCGCGCTTAATCGCTGCTTGTGTCCAAGCGTTAGCAACGTCAAGATCGGTGCTTTTGCAAGCAAGGGAAATACCCCAAGTGCGACTATTGAAATCCTTTACCTCACAATGAAACGCCGTGTAAGTATCCGGCATCAAAGCAACTGTCGAATCGGAGTCAACGATCACATGGTACGAGCCGTGTTCGGTGCGTCGGGCGATGTAAGCGGCAACGTTTTCTGCCCCGGTGTCAGGCCCCACGTTGTCCATAATGGATTCGGTGGTGTGAACTAGAACTCCACCTGTCATGGGGTTGATGCGTGAGGGGTGGAATTGTTGGATCGCCGGTGGATGATCAAGGAGATAATACTGCATCTGACAATTCTACCGTTGGACCAGCATCCGTGATTACCGCTTCAAACCATCCGGTATATGAAACATCTGCAGTGGGATACAGGTATACGTCTAGGGTTTCAAAACTTGTTTCTTCCGGCTCAAGAATTCGGAAAGAGGTCACCGTCGCAAAACTTGTAGGACCACCGGGGCTGATGCCAACAAAAAAATCTTCACTTCCGGGCAATATAAGCCCTTCGGCATTTTCATTGTAAATAGCACCATATACCCATGAAGGATCAGCAGGAGATCCAGCAACAAGTGTCAAAGTGAAATCAATTCGATAAAGACGACCAAAGCAAAAAGTTGCGCTCAATTGTGCTTGCGATGTCAAGTCCTCTGCCTCAAAGGGATTTTCTTCACCGTATACTCTGCGCGTTCTTGCAATGATTTGACCAGCGTCAGCAAAGCGGGCAATTGTTCCGATGATATAAATTCCTCGTGGTGGATCGAACAGGACCATTACTCGGTCCCCTTCGCTCAAATCGGCAAAAAGCATGGATGCCTCAACAGAACTATTCTCAGGGTCGCCGTCCATTAGCAATGTCGCCGTTCTGCGATTTTCTGCGACGGTCACAATTGTCCCCGGCAAAACTGAAGTCGTGCTTGCCGGTCGCGCTTCTATCGACTGCACCAACAGTCGAACGTCATCCACATTCATTATTAAATCCTTAATTCAGAAGCAACGCGATGCGACATAACGCCGCCAATTGTCATATCGAAATCCCATGACATTTCTCTATAAATGACATTGTTCACAGAAACCAAATCAAAACAATCGTGATTTGGGTTTGGAACTGCCCCAAAGGAAATCGTCTGATATCCAGCAACCGCTGTATTGGCAATCAATTGAACTAGGCGTTGAGCCTGTGCAACGCTTTCAATACCTTGTT